TGGTGGACGTATTATTTAGTAATACGTTCCAATTCACTCAGATATCCGCTAACAGGACTGTTTGCCCCATTAGTTTTAACGACTCCTTCAGAAACAAGCTGTGTGGGTTTAGCATCACGACTGATAGCAGTCTTGGTTGCAGCAACCGCTGACTTCTGTGTTTCTTCCTGTTCGCCGTTTTCGAACATCTCAACAACATAATTGAAATTTTCTCTGATGTATGTTACATCCTTATCTTCGAGAAGTTTAATGATAAATTCTTTTTTAGCAGATGCCATTCCTTTAGTTTTACCTTCAAGGATCATTGCAGTCTTAACTTTGCCTAACTCACGATGTAGTTTAGCATTTTGGTCGTTGGCCTCGCTCAACAAACCAGCCATCTTGTCAAGTTTGTTCTTTCCCAACTTAACAACCGACTTAACATTCTCTTGAACCATTTCCGGATCAAAAGAAACCAATTTACGGATATCATTCAATTGCTTGCGAGCGTGTGTGTTTTTAACCGCTTCTTGGATTTGTGTGTAAGGAATTTTCTTTTCCAAATACATGGAAATAAATTTATCGAGATCGCAAATGATCTTATTCGAGAAAGTAGATGCTTTCTCGTCGATTGACTTCTTATAGAAGTTAATGATATTACCAAGTTTCTTGGTGTGTGACTCTGTAATAGCTTTAACAACAATTTTTAACTTATCACAATGATCGGTGTCCGATTTTTCTAAAATATGGTTCAATTTAGCAGCATGATCTTCATCTTGCTCGAACAAAGCCTTTTCAACGGCCAAAGAAACTCTAGCATCGGACTTTTCTTTAACTGCTGAGTCAAATGCTTCTGCGATTGCAGAAGCAGTTTCTTCGGTAATTAGATTTGGATCTAAATTTTTGAGAAGTTTTTTGAGTTCCATATTATTTTGTGTAATTACTTATACTTATTCATCAACAGTTTGTGTTTTTTTCGAATAATAATTTAATTTGTTCGATTTTTTAAATTCTGTTCTGCTCATAAGGGTTGTAGGTTAGTGTAATAAAAACACTGCGATTGTTCTTCCGACAACACGAAAATTAATAACCTTCTTCGATGCCATCTAACCCGTCTGCAAATATTGCAGTGTCCGGGAGATCTGCTGATGATAATCCTATTTTCTTATTAAGAATGATATCGATAATTTTAACGGCAACATTTCTTGGATCGTTTAGACTTACCACAACCATCGGTTTCTTTAACAGCCTTGTTAACCTTAACCTTAACCTTTTCGGTGAGAATAGCATCAAGGTTTTTGTCGGCATCCGAATATTTGTTCTCGCAAACATTCATAATGAGTTTGGAATATAATGATTTAAGATTCATAATAATAATTAGAGTTTCTTGATTGCATTAATGAAATTAATGACTTGTTCTTTAAGGAATTCTTGTTGAGCCTTCTTGGGAAGTTTGGAAATACTCTTTTCAAAATCAGCATAAACTGGTTCGAATAAACCGGATTCACCAACAAGCCATTTCTTAGATTCTAAGATACCATTAACAAAGGCAGTTGGAACCGAGGGGTCAGCCACAACATCAACGGCAACCAGATGGATTTCCGAAACCATTGATTTACCACCCTTTTCGTCGAGCCGTCCAAGTGCTCTAGAAGATACACCCAACTTAACACCATCCATAATAAGTGACTTAACAATATTACCCATAGGAGTAGAAAGAATCTTAGATTTTCCTAAAAATATATTACCATCTTGTTTAAGTTCGGTAACAACATGGCAAACCCGTTCTAGGTTAACCGTTGCTGAATTTCCAGTCCAAAAGGACTTTCCGTTATCCATGCAATAAAAATTTCCATGTTTTACTGTGACACAATAAACTCTCCCTGAAAAATCATCCACTGGTGTTATTTTTAAAAATCGAGAATCTAAATGGATATTATTAGTGCTTGATATATTTAATTGATACAATATAGATTTATTTTCTGCCTTTATCAAACGACCCGCAAAGTAATAATCCGATTCTGCTTCAATCTCTCTAATATTTCCACAACCGCCCGATTTGAATAAAATTTCATTCAAATCTAATATAAGCTGTTCTGATGTTGAAAACACATTTCGAAAATCGTATCCATCACAATTTCCAAATCGACCATCTCCTAAATTAAACCAATATACCAATTCGTCCAATAATGTAGAATCTAAATTTTTAAATTCTTTTGCGATTTTTTTATTATAACATGTTGTGCCAAAATTATTTTTAAGATATTCGGCTAATCGATAATCTAACAATTTAAAAATTGATGTGCCGCTATCGGTGATAGTTTCAGACCATTTCATTTCATCTGGAAATTCCGAAAGCATCTCTCTTATTTTTATAACAATGTCTGATTTCTTTTGAGTTATTCCCACAATCGTTTTTTCCGATTTTACAGTCCACCCCTCAGATAACCAAATTCCTAAAAATTTAACAAATGTTTCATATTTAATATAAGAATCGGTTTCTGGATTTATATTATATCTACCAACGTCCTTAATATTTTTTAACCCTTCTAATTTAAATAATTCGGGGGTTTCAGAAACCCAATTTCCTTGCTTTGGTATAGTCGAGTGGTTATATTTATTTCGATTATTATATAATTCCTCGGCTGTGACGAAAGATGGTTTATTATATCGATCATAAACTAAAAATCTATGATTTGGAGTTACCTTTGTATCAATATTTCTACCTTTAATATGGTATAATTTACCAGTATATGCGTCATCTATCTTTTTATCGATCTGATGTAATTCAATTTCGCGTGTATCTGGATTTAGAGAATAAACCATCTCTTCATTATCAATATCTTTCAAAAATTTCCAACCATCTCCCGTCAGAATTTTAGCTGTTTCAAGATGACAGTTCGGATGTTCAAGCTCACCAGTAGCTCGATTATTTTTAATCATTTCCGTATTATATCTATCAACTTCTTTTACCATCTCTTCCAATGGATAAATTCTATTATTTCTATTAGCCAAATCAGCCATTAAAAATGGTCCTTGAATATGCATTGTCGAAGGCGTATTTCGATTTTTTTCTTCGATGAGATATTTTACATCGTAATTAGGTTGTTCGACTATAAGTTGAAAAGCATTTTCCATGTGTATTGTTATAAAGTATTTATCATATATGTTTACAATATCTAATATTTGTGAGATATTATTAATAAGTAATATTATGAAAGACGACGATAGCCTTATTTTAGAATCACTTTATATCAAAGTTAATGAATATTACCATGATGATGGTGGTAATGCATCTAATCCTTATACAGTAACGATTGAGGATCAGGCTATGGTTGTGATCAACGGTGACGAATACTATGGTATCGGTGATGTTGAAGTATCTTGGGAATCAACTCCTGAACAAAAACAAACTTATACAGATCCGGGTATACCAGCTAGTGTCGAAATTTTGGATTTCGATTTTGATGAAAATTTCAGAATTGTTAAAGTTGATGAAGTTTCTGGTAACGAAATTCCTATTACACCTGAAATGGTTGGTGAGCATGTATATATTCGTTTATTAAGAGCACTTAAAGCCGAAGCCGAGGCTTATGCATCCAACAAGACTGAACAATACGTTCAATCTGTTTAAACTGTTAAATGTTTATCGGTTAAAATGATAAATTTATAACCTTTTTGTTTGGCATACTGTTCAGCAGCTTGCCATTTGGCATTATTGACTGCCCATGTATAACTTTCATACATAATAGTCTTCTTGGCCTTACGTGGTGTAATGATCGGTGCCATAGTTTGTCTTTCGGGCTTAACTTCGATCAAAAATTTTTGGTTAGATCCATCGGTTCTACGCATTTCACACACTAAATCTATAAAATACCGATGTATTTTACCGTCTGGTCCTTGATATGGAACCACTACGCTTTCCGAACCCCAGGTTAACACGTTAGAATTATTATCCATCCACCTAAATGCCTTTATTTCCAAACCTGATCGGTAAATTATGGGGATAGACCCCTTATATTTTTCAGGATGTTGAGCATTATAAATCCCTTGTTTATATTTGGGATTTTTTCTAAGATTTTTCATTTGAGTAAATTATTTTTATCAACAATTACTAATAGATTATATCCAGCGTCTCTAGTTTTTTTTAAATTTTTTATTATTTAAGTATCTATTTAGGTTGAGTGTATATTTTGATTTAATTTCTATAACGGTATTTAACATTTTAACATAAAAATCGGGATAATAATGTTTGTGTTTTACTTCTGTATCACATCCGCTTAAAATCATGCACAGAAAAATCTAGGTGGTTCAGCATCATAACCGCTGGTTATCATTTGAGCTTCTAATGCTTCCTTTTCTTTGATACCTTGTTGGAAAATATCACTATAATTGACTTGTTGACCACCAAATAAAATTGTTCCCGTATATTTTCCACGAATATATCCAATATTTTCTTTGACAAGTGCCATTGTATATTTCCAAACCCACAATTGAGGGACAATTTCTTTAATAGGTTTAAGAATTTTACACCCAACCACCCCAAAATAAGGATTTCCACTTTGACTGGGTTCCGGAATAACTCTTAGTACTTGTTCTTCTGGATAAAATCTAATATATGGTGTCATACCTAACAATTTTTCACGAGTATCCAACCAAGATTTAAGCATGTGCCATGTGACAAGATCATATCCCATATTACCCAACAGATGACCGAAATACGCTTGTTGTGCAATAGTGTTTTCGATTGTGAACAAAGTATTGACACCTGAGTTGTTACCTTGTTCGAACGAATGGACTTCGACAACTTTGCGATATTCGTTCATATCATAATCCCACCCAGAACTCAATTGGGTAGTCCCGGTCTGCATTAAATTAGGCGTTATATTGATTAGTTTACCAATTTCCAGTCCATATCCTCTTTGATATAGATCTGATCGAAATATTAAGAATTCCTCGGTTAATCCAGCGAATTTGGTGAAAAATTCACACGCCATATCGATACATTCATAGATCTGTTCATTTGCGGCTTCTACATCAATCATAGGTTCTCCTAAAGATCGTCTAACACGTTGAGCTAACAGTTCATAGCTAGTAATCCTTGGTGAGAACGTTGTTGATCCAAAATTGGTTGGTAATACAGACATATTAATAATTACTTATGATGTTATAGATCTTCTTCAGGATCTTCTTCATCATTTTCTAATGGTTCGGTCCCTACCGGAAAATTTCCACCTTCTACTGGTACGTCACCGGGAGCACCAAATTCGGGAATTGCTGATCCCATCTCGGAACCCGCGCCCGTTCCATCAGGAGGAACACCCATTCCACCACCTTCTGGGCCTCCACCACCTTCTAATCCTTCTTGGGCATCAGCCATTGCCTCTAAATGATCTCTCCAATTTGGCCCCATTTGACCAATTTGCATCAATTCCCATTGTAGGGCAGCATCTTTACGCAACCATGCCATATTTTCAGAAATCTTATCATCGGTAAGACCAAGATAATATCTCTGTGCAAAGGTTTTCGAGATTGATTCGTTTTGAGCCATGTTCGAGAAATTGTTATATTTCAAATCAAACAATTGTTGCTGTCTTATTGCAAAATAACTAGATGGTGGTGTAAATTCTAAATCAAAATTAGATTCATGTAGTCCGTATTCTTTCCACCAATCTCTAAGTTTTAAATGAGTGACAAATGACGCTTTAAATCCTTGAGCAAATGCTCGTTGAATTCTAATGATAAATTTGGCAAATCTAAGCTCTTCTCGCAAGATTTCTGCGCCATCGCTAAAACTTTGCTCTGGGTTTAGTCTGCTAGTAGGAACTTTTAAAGATTGATAAAGTTTTTTAACGAAATATTGCAAGTCGGCTAGTTCGCCTAATGATCCACCACCCGGAAGTGACTCAACGTTAGACCCATCTTCACCTTTTCTTCGAGCAAACCAATAATCATCCAACATGGACATAGGTTCGTATACATTAGACGCACCGGGAGACTGGCTCGACCCGTCATAAGATTTTCTATTCCTATACTGATGCATCATCTGTTTAATATATGCTTCTGCCTTTGCTGGTGGCAATGTTCCAACGTCGATAGTGAATTTCAATCGTTCTGGTGCTCTAACCATTCGATAAATGATAATAGCATCTTCGATGAGTGAAACTTGCTTGTAGGCTCTACGACAATTCTCTAAAAATGGAATTCTGATTGTAAAATCTTCATTCCATATACCAGAATGGATATATGTAATTTGTTTTCCTTCTAACGTTAAGATCTGTTGTTGTAAAGAATTAACCGGATTGGTATTCTTCATGTTCGGTGGAACATTTGGATTGGATTGAATATCAACAGGCTTTTGAAATAAGAAATTTTGAATTACCGTGTTTTGAACATTGTCATATACTGGATTGATAAGATCTCCGGGAACTGTTATTGCACCAACAATGCCAAGATTGGTTTTTTCTTCATGAATAACATTTTCAAAGAAGACTTCTCCCTCAGTAAGCCAATTTCTACAGTAAGCCCAACCCTTTCTTTGGATTTCAAAAATATTAATGAATCGATAGAATTCTTTTTCGATCTCTGAGCGTTCTTCGGACTCTATCTTGTTAAAATTGTTAAACTTGATTGAAATAGCTCGTCCATTATCATCAATATTAACAAAGTCATCGCAAATTTCATCCAAACAATCAGAAACTTCTGCAAATGCGGCCATTCTTCGATATTCCGATAACCTACGTGGTTTATCGGTGTCCAAAGCGGCGTAAATATACTGATGATATCCTTTATCGGTATTAAATGCACTAGGAGAGAATTGATCCTGCCAAGACTGATCCATATAAGGACCAGTGATGACAGATTGCCTCATTATTTTGGCTTCACGATTCTTAGTTAATCTACTAAATAACTCATATTTTGGATTATTTTCATCAACGTCCTGAACAATCTCAGCATAAGGCAATTTTTGTAGTAAACTTGAGACGAACCCTCTACCTTGATCTGTTTTTCCGCCAGCCTGTGAAAATGCGTTTGATGCCATGTTATAATATATTTATCGATTTATTCTATAAATCCAATTTATTGAGAATATTTTGGGAATTCGGAAAAATCTGCTTTTTTTATAGGATATGTACTCCCCAATTCTAAAGCCTTTTCATATAATATATCATAATAATATGATAATAACCCACCAATTCCAAAATTCGAAAACATAGATAACCCAAATAGTATATAGTCATCATTAACTATAAATCCTTCCGGTGAGCTACTATCACCACCAACTAACGCACCACCATTCCCAGAAT